GTATCTCTTTATGCGATATTCACCCTCCATAGCGCACACAAGCAGCGAACCATCAACTGGAGTAAGCGAAGAATCAACCACCAGCAAAGCACCCTGCAATATTCCCTCACGGTGATGGCTATCAGCTGCCCGCATGAAGTAGGTTGCTGATGGATGTCTAATTATCTGCTGATCAAGAGAAATTCGGCTTTCAACATAATCCGCCGCAGGAGAAGGGAAACCCATAGCGTTTTACCTCAAAAATACTGTTTATCTGTACAGTATACATTAAAGAAGCACCTTTGGTGCAAACGCGTTATGTACATCAACCACCGCTGATGATTTTTGTGCGCTTTGCTACTATTCATCACCGCGGGATCAGCGTAACCTCGTTGCCAATCAGTTAATAAGGAATTAGCTATGCCTAATCGCATTCCTCTCGATCCTGTATTGCCCAAAAATTTTGACTGCACTCCTAACGAGAAACGCTCTAAAGCTCAGCTGGACGCCTGGTGGGACCATCCATATGGGGTTACACAACCTGACGGGAAAATTGTAGTTTATTGTCTGAATGGTGGGGCGTGGGACCGTCCATCCGTGCTTTGTTTGGCAGATAACTATGATGAAGCCTGTGAACTTGCCGAAAGACAGCAGGCAAGCTGGGTAAAAACACGGTCTGAACCGACATTCATGTTTTCAAAAGAACCGCCATTTATACTGGCGAGGATGCCGCAGCGACCGGATCATCAACAAGAAATTGTTGCTGAATTTTCCTCAAGGGATGAGATGAATCTCTTCTCATTAAAGCAGGAAGAAAGGGATCGCGTCGAAGTGTCTCCAACTCTCGACCACAACCGGATGAACCTGGCCCAGCTCGCCTGGTACAGCAAAGAATTGGAGATGTCTATCGCCCGGCTTGAAAACGAAAAAGCCGCTATCCAAGCCCAGCATGAAGTAGTTCTGAACCGGATTAGAGAAATGCAAAACGATAACAGGGGATTTTGAATGGCTAAAATCGAGTACCATCGCGATCGCGGTAATTACCTGGAAATATACGATCATGAATCTCTTAACGATATCAACGATGCGTTATATGAATACTGTGAAAAAACGAGCGTCACAGATGCACCTGATGCATTTGTCGAGCTACCGGTATATCTCCGCGACATCTATGCAATACGAACACCGCCCGTATCGGTGATTCACATTGGCTATGTCCGCCTGTCCATCGAAGAAGATGAAGATCGTTATATCGTGCGCCACTATACATTGGACAGAAAAGAGCTTCCCAATGAATGGAACATGAGTAATTTCTACAACGGTGAATATGGCTTAAAATCCGCTAATAATTTACGGTCATAATCTATACAGGCATGTATAACAACAACGAGCCTATTAGCTGTCAACAACGTTATTTTCTCAAATAAGAAAAAGCAGAAAACAAATTGTTTAAGGTCACAAATTGTGGCCTTGATGGAGGAGGGAGGCTTATTGGCTATGGCTAAAAATCAAATTAGACACTTCATGTTGCTGTAGCTCATCAAGATCCGAGGCCACAAAACCTTTTCCGAAAAACTTCACAAGTAACTCACTAGCCGCATCATTGTCACCTATTACACGAAAGTCATACGGCAACGTCGCAAGTTGACGATGTAATCCTGCTGAGAAAGTCGAATCTAACAGCGCCCAGAATTCCCACCGCAGGATAATACTCGCCTCTTAATACTGTATATATGTTGTTACGATATGTTTTTCTGTCTCTAAAAAAAGATGTTAATAGAATGCTAACCATTGAAGGGGATAAAAATATACAATTCCAACAAACGTTATTTTTAACAATTTTTTTCTTTGCGTTGACTTTCCCGGACACCTTGTCTGACCGAAGGTGCGCGAAAGCCACTTTTTCCTTCCTGAGTTATCCACAAAGTTATGCACTTGCAAGAGGGCCATTTTCTACATATTGTGGTGGCTAACAGATGAAATGAATGTAGATTAATTGAAGATAAGGAGAAAATTTGAGATGCAATCATGACGTTAATAGATAGGGTCTGCATTACAGACCCCACCCGCATCAAGGAATTAGCCGTTCCCTGATGTTTTTCCGAAAACATGTGCCGTAAGCTCACGTTAACGACTTTCATTCACCGAATCCAACTATATAGGGGTTGGGTTTCTACGTCAACGTGAGCAAGTGCACCTTTACATTTGACAAGGAACCACCTGAATGAACGCTTTTTTTCAGTTCCTGAGTGCATTTTTAGATGCGCCTATTATTAGCCAGATTCTGGCTATTATCCTCATCATCGTTTTGATTTTGCTTTTAAGGTCAGTAAAAAATGGAATTATGCACTGGCTTACTTAATGTTTCAGTGAAACATTAAAATCTCCTTGATGTGGAAACAATCATTTTCTGTATGTGCTGGTGGGCACCTGTAGTTCAGCTTTCGTTGGCATTTAACTTCGTCTTTGCTTTCTCCACCAGCAACTTCCAGATGCCTATTTCATTAGCAGCCGCCTTGATGGCGGCATAAAAAGCATCTTGCTGATCGTAACGCTGGATCTGTTTTTTCAGTTTTGCCTCCACCAATTTAATTTCATTACGTGCTTTCTGAAGCCGCATCACCGCCCGGTTACGTCTGTTCTTGTATAGCGTGTTAATCTCTGACAATTGCTTTAATTTACCAGCCTGACTGTGGATTATCGCCTCCCTGGCTTCTGCCGTGCGTCTCATCTGATCTCTTAAGAGTTCACCGTTTTCGATAATTCTTTCAAGGTGTTTGATGTGATCTGCAACTCTCATACTTCACCCTCGCTTGTATCACCAGCGTCCACCAACGACAATAAAGCCCTGGCCATCTTATGAACCAACAGTGCATCAATAATGCCAAGCGTATGCCCCGGCTTAATGTTTAATGCTGCCTCAAGATGACACCTTTCCAGACCGCTTTTCTCGGCTTGTTTATGATGATATGGCGTAATAACGTCGCCCAAAACACGGCTAATTCTTTCTCGTAATTGCTGGGTGCCAGCACACTTGATCGCTGTATCGTGGAGACGGTTAACCAGTTCGCGATAAACATGCGGCTTAATGCGGATACGTTCACCGGTGACGCCCTTTCCTGGCGCTGGCACCGAACTATCCGGAATATCCGGATAGTTGCCAGCCTCGTAAGCTACCCGCAGCCAGTGCATGAATGTTTCAGTGGACACACAACCACAGTCCACATCGATTTTTCCGCGTTGCTGTTCCAGCCACTGCTCAAAATTCAATCTACACGTATTACTTTTATGTTGCTCTTTTTGTCTCAAGGCCAGCACCTGTTGGGCCAGTTCCAGAACGATACCGGGTGACGCTAACCTCTCAAATTCCAATAAATAGTTTGCGTCAGGATGACAAGTAGCCTCGCCTGCAAAAAATACCAATTGCTGTAAGTATGCTGTCGTTAGAGTAGTCATTTCTTTTTGCGCCATTTCTTTTCACATTCCTTAGTCCATTTTTCAATGTTCATTTTGGCAATATCAGTCATTCCATCACCTAAGAAATACTTTTTCCGGTACGTCTTGCACTTAAACCACACTACAACAGCCACCAGCCAGAAAATAAAAGGCCATACGGCAATACCAACTCCAGCCGCGATAAAGCCCAATATCCATAAATGAAGCTCTCCAACTTCTGTTTCCGGCAATATTCTTAAAGAATTAAACAGCAGGCTGAACGAATGGTCGTATGCATTGGCAGTATAAGACATGCAATCCATATAATTAAAGTCATAGCCTGCGGCTGCCGCCCATAATGGGCGGTCAAGAAAATGTTTTAGTGTCATCATATTAATTTAAGGTTCAGACCAGTTATCTTCAATAGCAATGCTTAATCTTTGTAGCCATTCTGCTAATTTCAGCATTGCTTCTCTTTCGCTTAAACCACACGGAAAATCATCAAGCGATATTGTTGGCTTGAAGTTTCCCAAATTATCCATTTCAACGGTCAGATTTTGCTCCAGAACGGTATTTCTTACGCGGCTATTGTGCCGAAGCAAATATACTGAACGTGATTTATTGGTTTTGTGGTCGAACGTATATTCGGTAAGTATCATCTGACTTCCGCCATGATTATTACCGCGCCACATAATTACTCCGTGTTAATTGAAATTTAGCTATTAATCTTCACTTTTATCGCGAACACCTTTACCGGTTTATCACCGAAGTGTGGATGTGTGATTGTTTTTATTTCATATCCGTTATACGGGACGTCAATTCTGCGACTGAAGTCTTCGCGCTTCGGATATCCCTTTGTGATAATCAGGCGGTAATACTTACGGTTAACGAGGCGCTTATTCCAGTAGTCATTACACAGGCGATACTCTTCCGTTTTCTCCCCGCGAATCATGGCATCGAAGTATTCACCTTTAACGGCAAGTTGCAGGTTAGCCATTACCTCACCTCCAGTCTCCATACCGCCTGACCAATCCGGCTGGCATGGGTATCTTTGGATACTGTTCCGTCTTTAGCCAGCTCCATAAGAATTTTGCGCAAATCTGCCGAACGCCATTCTTCATCAGGAAATTCCTTCTCCATTGCCAACCGCAGATTCCAGGTTGCCATCCTGAATGGATATTCCCCGCCGAGAGCTTTATCTTGCAGGGCAGCCCGGTAACGCATCACCTGCAAAACCTTCTCTTTTACATCCATCTTTTCGCCTCCTGCGGCGGTTCTGGTAGCGGCATCCAGTGTGATGGTATCCACGACGCACCAGGTATTACCCACCCATCATTAGCGTCAGGATGCCCCGGGATGTAAGTCGCCCATTTCATTCGCCAGTCACCTTTCCTGTCAAACTCCCTGGCAACAAGAACGGCTGTTTTGGTATCCGGCATTCGCTCACTACAGCTTATCCAGCCATCCGGAGTTACCGGAGAGTTGCCATTTACATCGAAGTTTGGCTCTGCGTCCTGAACCAGGAGGATGTAACCATTCTTGGCTGTATCAAGTTCTAACGCCTCGGTGACGGTGCCGAAATAGCGATTACCTAAATCAGCATCACAAGTGCTTACATCAATGGAAACTTCCATGCCTTCGATTAATTCTGGTAAGTTGTAAGTTTGGTTTACAGGCT